CGCCTGGCGGCTGAAGAAGTATGACAGAGAGGCCCGTTAATTTGTCCACCAAAAGTCAAGGAGTAATTCATGAACAATGAACGGAAAAAGTTGACGAGCCGCGTGCAGGCGGAGTTCATCGGATTCTACGCCGAGGCGAAAGGATAAGCCATGCCTATCATCATCACCTGGGACAGCGGGGAGCGTCAGGCGTTCATCGGGCCGACCGGGGACAAGCTCCTCGATATGCGGTATCCAATCGTCAAGCGGTTTGAAAGTGGCCATGCGGAGCATCTCGTCAAGGACAAGATACGTTCCATCGAGGACGTGACGGACGAGGACTGGAACAAGATGGTCGAGGCGCAGAAGCAGGCCCGCGATGGGCAGGAGGCAGATAAGAAACGGCAAGCGGAAGAGCAGGCGAAGGCGGATCAGGCCCGGCGGGATTTGGACCAGATGATCCTGAAGCAGAAGGGCTTCGCCAACGCCGAGTGGCGCAAAAAACTCTTTCTCGTCCGGCTCTTCTCCAAGAGACCGTTCCCGGAAGTGGCGTAACGCCTAACTTTCCGCAACACAGGAGGACCGATGAACACGCTCCGCTCCCACCGCAAGGTCCGAGGGCTGACGCAACGGCGGCTCGCCGCTAAGGTCCACATGATGCCGGACCAAATCTCGAAGCTGGAGAACGGCCAACTCATGCCTTGGCGACATCAGGCCGATGCGCTCGCCATCGTCCTCGGCGTCAAGGCTGAGACGCTTTTCCCGGACGGCTTCAGGCTCAAAAAGGACTACAACAACGGCTCCGCGACGCACGAGCCGGGGCCGCCCTACATGCCGCCCGAGGAGCCCGTCTTCGTGCGCGACTACCCGCCCCGCGAATTCGGCGTCGTGTGCTGGAAATGTAGGGCGCATGTAACGATGGTCGCGAACGCCGAGGCCCGGCTTGACGCTCCGACCTGCCCCTACTGCGGGGCTGAGTTTGGCGATATCGCGCCGTTGGAGGAGGAGGCGAGGCCATGAGCGAACTTATCAAGAAACGCCGCCGCAACGCGGAGAAGAAGATCACGGCCACGCTCGCGCTCGCGGGCTATGATGTTTATGCCTTCGACTCCGGCCCGTTCCACCTCTGCGCCGACGGCCAGGACGGGAGCAAGCGCATACTCATCTCGTTCGGGCCGCCGACGCCGGGCGAGAAGCGGGCGGTGCGCAAGGCCAAGATGCCCGCTAACTGCCATCGGGAGATATGGCGCGTCAGCGAGGACGGGAAGAGGTTTGAGATTGAGTGAGAAAGCGAAACGAGGAGAGGCAAGCCGTGGTGCGGCGGGGTGCGGCGCGGCGCGGCTAGGCCTGGTACGGCATGGTTCGGCACGGCAGGGCAAGGCAAGGTTTTAATTCTAGGCAAGGAGTAACGATATGAAAAAGATTTCGTGCAAGGTCAAGGGCATCTCGGGGCTTCTCATGCACGCGTTCCCGATGGTCCCAATCGAGAATCCGCCCATCGAGAAGCGGACCCCGGCGGAGCAGGCGGAACTCGCGGCCTACCGCGACCCGGAGACGGGCCTGCTCTACATCCCCGGCATCGCCATTCAGCGGTGCCTCATCGGTGCGGCGGCATTCTCGAAAGGGAAGGGCCGGGCAACCCTGCAAAAGCAGGCGGCGGCCAGCCTGTTCATTTTCCCGGAGCGCGTGTCCCTCGGCGTGAAGGACTACGCTCTGGACTCGCGACCCATCGTCATCCCGGCCACGCGGGGACGGGTCATCCGCCATCGGCCCCGGCTTGACGAATGGAAGGCCGCCTTTGAAATCGAATACGACGAGAGCTTGCTCACAGAGCGGCAGGTCCGGCAGGTCGTGGACGATGCCGGGAGCCGCGTGGGCCTGCTCGATTTCCGTCCGGAGAAGAAAGGTCCGTTCGGCCGCTTCATCGTGGTCGAGTGGAAATAGCCTAACATAGCGAGGCGCGGCACGGCCTGGCGGGGCTTGGCATGGCGTGGCAGGGCAGGGCAGGGCTAAATAATTTCCGGCTGTCAATACCCTAATAGGCCCTCGTAACCTAGCAAAAGGGGCATCCACGGACGAGCGTTACAGGGAGAGGCCTGCGCCGACGAGGGGGAGGGCGTTTTTTGGGCCTTACAATTCCTCACGCAAGGCAAAGGATCACGTGAGGACTATGTAACGCCATGTCACCGGACCACATCAAAGGCAGACCCCTAATCGTAATCGACCCCGGCCACGGCGGATCCGACCCCGGCGCCGTCAACGACTACATCGAGGAGTCCGAGCTCAACCTGGACCTCGCGCTCGTTTTTCTCCTCCAGGCCCGGTCATCGCTCGACGTTCTCCTGACTCGAAAGAATGACAAGGCCGTCTCGCTTCCGGTCCGCGCTGAGATCTCCAATGCCGCGAACCCGGCGGCATTTCTATCCTTCCACTGTAACGCTTCCGACAACCCCCACGCCCACGGCTTCGAAGTCTGGACGACACCGGGCCAGACGAAAGCCGACGCTCTGGCCTCGGCCATCTTCGGCGCCGTCCTCAAGGCCTGCCCCACGCTCTCCGGCCGGACCGACTACGACGACGGAGACCCGGATCGAGAGGCGCGATTCTACGTCCTCCGCCACACGAAAGCCCCCGCCGTATTAATCGAGTTCGGTTTTTTGAGTAACGACGACGAGACTGGCTGGCTCATGGACACGTTAAACCAGTTCACGCTGACGGCAGCGGTCCTCGATGGCGTCAAGCGTTGGATCAAGGAGGCATCATGAAACTCTTTGACTTCGAAATCCGCACCGGGCCGGGCTGGCTCCTGACGTTCGCGGCCTTCGTCACCTTCGCCTTCAAGACGCATGCGCCGTTCTCCGAGGTTTGGGTAGCCTTCCTCGCGCTCTTCGCCGCGCTCACCGGACGCCGCCTGTGGAAGGAACTCAAGACGCCGACCACGACGATCACCGCGCCGGAGGAACCGGGGCAGTGAAGAAGTTCCTCCCGCTCATCGGTGCGCTCCTCATCGGCGTCGTCCTCGGCGCGCTCATCTTCCGTCCCTCCGGCCCGGACGCCGCCTACTGGGTCAAGCGGTCAGTTTATGACCAGGATGCGGCTCTGGCGGCCACTCAGGACCGGGCCGATGCGGCCCTGATTGCCAGCAAGGACCAGGTAATCTCAGCGCAGACCGCCGAGATTGCGAAGATCCTCGCCGCCGCTCCCAAGTCCTCGCCCGAGGAGAAGGCCAAAGATACCTACATCGCCGACCTCGAGGAGCAGATTGCCGCCTTCGAAACGCTCGGCGACACAGCCAATGCGCTCGCCGCATCCAAAGCCGAGAATTCAGCCTGGGCCGAGAAGTTCAGCCTTGCAGAACGGAGGCACCAGGACTCCCTCAGCGCGTTGAACAACGCCTGGCAGGTGAAATTCGACGCCCAGGTTGGGATATCCCTGACGTGGGAGGCCGCCTATAACCGCGAGCACGGGCTCCGGCTGACGTGTGACGCGCTCCGGCTCGACCTCGAGCACCAGGCCGGGCGCGGCAAGTTCTGGAAACCCATCGCCATTACCGAGGTCCTGGTCATCGGGGCCCTCGCCATCTTCGGGAAATAGAGATCATATTGAGCCGCCCCACGCCGTCGCCCATCATCAACATGGCCCTCGTCGTGGTCATCGCCATCGCCGTCTTGGCCTGCGGCGCGGCGGGAGTCCTCGTCAAGTTCTACGAGTCCCGTGTCATATCCCAGGAGGCCGCCGCCGTTTTCGACGGCATCGCGCCCACGGGCTCCGGCGAAAGCGTGCTGGTCAAAGAAGGGTCTATCTGGCGCGGCGCGCCGAAGTTCTTCTCCGAGCCGTTCGAGACCGTCGTCTTCGTCTTCCGCGACGGGCGTTGGGTGTCCTTCTCAACCCAGCACGCCGAATTCATCGACTGCCCCGTCTCGATGATGGTCGAGGCGATAACGAAGGGCGGACGCAAGGTTGCGGATATCGCCTTCTGCGTCCATAACCACTTCTCGCCCATCGGCTTCACGCCCGGCGATAAGGACGCCCGGTATTACCTTGACCGCAAGAACTTCCGGGGCATCTTTGGAATCTATTATCCGGCCAACGACAGCTTCCGGGAGATGGAGGATTAGATGCTCGTCGAAGCGATACAGGCGGCGGCAGAGGCGGCAAGAAACGGCGGCATCACGGTCGCCATCCCCACCGGGGTTATCGCCTCCATCGCAACTGTCGTGTTCATCAAGGGGGCCGATTATCTCCTCGGCCGGAAGAAGGGGCGCAACGGCGGGCCGAAGCCGGGAGCGGGCGACGAGTGCTTGAAACATCGGGACATGCTTACAGAGCATGAGACCAAATTCGACAACCTCGACAAAACGCTGGCTCGGTATGAGGGCTATTTCCAGAACATCCTCGAGAGGCTGCCGAAGGCATGAGCATGAAGAAAATCGGCAAGGGGCTGAGGAAGTAGGCCCGCCTCATGCGCAATAAGATCACCGCCCACCAGCGCCTCTTCGTCCACGAGTACATCATCGACTTCTGCGGGACGAGGGCGGCGATCCGGGCGGGCCACCCCAGGAACTCGGCCAGGATCTACGCCTCCCACACGCTGGCGCTGCCGCACGTCAAGAAGCTCGTCGAGAGGCTCAAGGCCAAGAAACTCGGCAAGCTCATCATGACGCGGGAGGAGATCCTCCGGGAGCTCACGGTCATCGGCGGGCTCAGACCGAGCCAGGTTTATACGCAAGTGGAGGGTGGCGAGCTACTGGTCAAGTCCTTTGAGGAAATGGGCTCGGCCCAGGGTGCCATCGCTGAGATCAAAGAGGACCGCATCATCAAGGAGGTGGTCGGGGACAACAAGAAGCCCGACACGACGATGGTCCTGTCCGATAAGCGCACTCTCAGATTCCACGACAAGATCCGGGCGCTCGAGCTCCTGGGTAAGCACGAGGGCCTATTTCCCACGAAGGTCGAAGGGGAACTGACCGTCCTGGCGAAGCTTTCCGTCGAGGCTATGAAGAAGTCGGCCAAGGAAGTCGAGGATGCAGCCGCAGACGAGTGAGCGCGAGACCAAGGCCGTGATGGCCGAACTCTACAAGAGTTGCCAGGCCGATCCCTGCTTCTTCGTGGAATGGGGGCTGGGCCATCTCACCTGGAGTAAGCAAAGAGAAATCCTGCGTTCCGTTCGGGACAACGAGCGCACGGCCGTTCGGGCCTGTCACGGCGTCTCGAAGACCTATACCGCCGCCGAGATCGCCGTCTGGTTCCTGAATTGTTTCAGGAATTCCAAGGTCATCACCACGGCTCCGACCTGGACGCAGATGAAAATGCTTCTCTGGTCCGAGGTCAACGCTGTCTATGCCCGGAGCCGGATCAAGCTCGAGGGCGAGTGCCTGATGACCGAGATCAAGACGGACGAGAAGGATCACTACGCGATCGGCTTCTCGACCGACACGCCGGCCAGGGCCGAGGGCTGGCACGCACCGGCGATCCTCTTTATCTTTGACGAGGCCAAGGGGATCCCGCAGTGGCTCTGGGACGCGGCCCGCGGCTCCATGACGGGCGGGCTCTGCCGGTGGCTCGTCCTTTCGACGACCGACGGCGTTCAGGTCGGCGAGCAATACCACAAGATATTCAGCTCAGAGAATCACGGCTGGAACAGGATCCATATCTCGGCCTTCGATACGCCCTACGTCACCGGCGAGAAGTTCCGGATGATCGAGATCCCGAACGCGAGCCGGCCGGACATCTTCAAGCGCAAGACGATCGACCCCAAGGACATCACGATCCAGATCGCAACCCCGCGCTACATCGAGGAGTGCCGCAAGGAGTGGGGCGACGACTCGGTTCTCTTCCTGACCAAGGTCAAGGGCGAGATCGTCGACGCCGGCGCCGACTCGATCATCAAGCTCTCCCAGGTCGAGCAGATGAAGCGGAACGCCGCCAACCCAGAGTTCAACGCCGAGGGCCAGGAGGAGATCGGGGTCGACGTGGCCAGGGGCGGCGCGGACGACACCGTCATGTTCCACCGGAAGGGGATCAAGATCGTCGGCCAGAAGATCCTCGCGTCGCCTCAGTTGCCGGAGAAGGCCAAGCTCGTCTTCATCGCCGACGAGGTCAAGCGGTTCTACGCCTACGGCAAAACGATCCCGATCAAGGTGGATGACACGGGCGTCGGGGGCGGCGTGACCGACATCCTCCAGGCCGGCGGCTACAATATCGTCCCGGTCAACTTCGGAGCCGAGGCGAATGAGCCCGACAAGTACACGAACACGATCTCGGAGATGTGGTTCGAGATCGGGAAGATCGTCCAGGAGATCGCCTGGGCGGCTTCGGACCGGCTCAAGGCCGAACTCGTGAATCGGAAGTCCAGGGCCCTCGACAAGAAGGGCCGCCGCGGCGTCGAGTCGAAGGACGACTACAAGGGCCGCGGCTTCCGCAGCCCCGACGAGGCCGACGCTTTCCTGCTCTGCTTTCACAACCCCCACAAGGAATGCGGATTCGAGGCGCACTGAATTGAATATCTTCGATCGCTATTTACAGAAGCGCGGGTTCATGAAACGGACCGACCTGGATGTAGAGCAGAAGAGCGCCGGGTTCATGGAGCTCGAGGTCGGGCAGTACCCGGCCGGCCGCGTCGAGATGGACTCCGGCATCGCCTACCGGGACTTCAACGACGCCTTCCGTCAGCTGCCGTGGCTCTACGCGGCGGAGATGGCTGTCGCCACGGCCGCAATGAAGGCCATTCTCCGGGTCTATCACGAGAAGCGCAAAAAGACCGGAGACGTGGAGAAGACCGAGGCCCAGGGCGAGCCGGTCAACGCGGTCCTGGCCAGGCCCAATCCTTTCTGGTCCTACCGCGAGTTCCTCCAGACGACCGTCATCAACCTCATGTCGACCGGGAACCATTTCTGGAACCTGGTCGGAACCAGGAACACGGAGCCGGTCGAGATCAGTTCGTCCAATCCTCCGGTCGAACTTTGGTGGGCGAAGCCCGAGTCGATCACGGTCTTGGCTGGGCCAGCGGGCGAGGTCGCGGGCTACGAGTACACCGGACCGCAGGGAAAGCCCAAGAAGCTCTCGGCGTCGGAGATCATCCACTTCCGGCTCGTTAACCCCGACAGCTACTTCCTGGGCCTCGGCGTCGTTGCTCCGGCGAAGACCTCGGCAATCCTGGAGTTCAACGCCCAGGCCTACAACCGCGCCTTCCTGGAGAACGACGGGACGCCGCCCTTCATCTTCACGAACGGGCCGCAGGATGAGACGCAGCGGAAGAGGTTCTGGACGGCCTGGGACGAACGGCACAAGGGGCCGAAGAAGGCCAACCGTGCCGGGATGATCTGGGGCGAGATGAACATCAAGGAGCTCGGCACATCGCCCAAGGACGCGCAGTACATCGAGATGCGAAAGATGAACCGGGAGGAGATTCTGGCCTGCGCAGGCGTTCCCCCGTCGATCGTCGGGCTGCTGGAGTACGCGAATTACTCGAACATGGAAGTACAACAGCGGAAGTTCTGGGAGGACACGGTCATCCCGATCCTGAACATCATCGCCGATAAGCTGACACTCTGCCTCGGCCCGCACTTCGGCGATGACCTGGTCTTCGAGTTCGACTACTCCGGCGTCAAGGCCCTCCAGGAGAACGAGGAAGGGAAGGCGCGGACAGCGTCGATCCTCATTTCGAACGGCATCAAGACGCCGAACCAGATCATCCAGGAGCTCTACCGCGGCGAGGGGTACGACGGCGGCGATCAGTACTACATGGGCATAAGCCTGCTGCCGGTCGGCACCGACGGGAAGGGCCGGGCGGCCAAGCGTCTCGGTCTGGCTGCGGGCAAGAAGACCGGCCGGGCCTCTTTCTGGCGCGACAACGAGGAGCGGGCCAAGGCCTACTGGCTGGCCTTCGAGCGGAGGGTCGCGGCCCGCGAGCGGGCGATGGCCCCCGAGGTCGAAAGCTTCCTTCTCAAACAGGCTGCCAATGCGGCCAAGGAGATCGCCAAGTACCATCACCTATCCGACGTGAGGATTGGTCAAGTCTTCGACATCGAGGCCGAGGTCAAGGCCTATAAGAAGAAATTCGAAGCGCGCTACCGGGACGCTTTCGAGAAGGCCGAAGCGGCCGGCGAGGCCGCCGCGACCGGCAAGCTCTACGACATGGCGGACGAAGGGAAGGCGACGAAATACACCGGCATTACACCGGAGCAACTCGCCAAACTGGTAGCCCAGATCGAGAAGAGCGCCAAGTTCTTCAACGAGACGACATGGAACGTCATCAAAGACGGTCTGCTGGACGGCGAGGCCGCGAATATGACGACCCAGGAGGTGGCCCAAGCCATCCGCGATCATCTCGAAGCCCTATCCCCGGGCCGGTCTCGCAGGATCGCCAGGACCGAGATGGCCAGGACGGAGAACTGGGGCGGGCTCGAGGGCTATCGACAGAATGAGAACGTGACCGGCAAGGGCTGGATGTGCTCATTCCTCGAGGACTCGAGGGATGCCCACATAGCGGCCGACGGTCAGGAGGTCGGGATCGACGAAGACTTCATCGTCGGCGGGGAACGGCTGGCCTACCCGGGCGACGACCGGGGCTCGGCCGAGAACACGATCGAGTGCAAGTGCACGACCTATCCCGTCGTATAGGAGAGACAGAATGAACAAGCGCGACATCAAACCCGACGTGCTCATCCGCCGTCGGCTCAACGTCGAGGACATCGACATCAAGACGATCGATTCGGAGACCCGCACCATCTGGCACACGATCAGCCGGGAGGTCGAGGACCGCATGGGCGACATCGTGCGGATCGGCGGGGGCGACTTTACGGACTTCGAGAAGAAGCCCGCCGTGCTCTACGGCCACGACTACCGGTCCATGAACCCCATCCCGGTCATCGGGCGGAACGTCGGGTTCAAAGTCGAGGGAGACCGGCTCTACGCCGGCACGCAGTTCCTTCCCGTCAATACTCCGGGCATGAGCCAGGGGATGCGAGACCTCATCAACGACAACTGGCTGCTTCATGAAAAGAACCTGCTCGGCTGGTCGATCGGGTTCATGGCCAAGAAGTGGGACGCGATGATGGAGAACGGCTCGTTTCTGGGCTACGACATCAAGGAGTGGGCGCTGCTGGAATACTCCTCGGTCATCATCCCCGCCAACCAGGACGCCGTAAATGACGCCATCAAGGGCGGGAGAATCACCGGGGCGGTCGTCAAATACTTCGACCTCGGAAGCGGGCAGGCATCCACGGATCCCGCCGCAAGCAAAGCCTCTCAGCAAGCGGGCGAAGAGCCCGAAGTCATAGAAACCGAACCGGCCAAGGAGCCGGCGGCAGACCCCAAAACACAGCAAACCACAGGAGGTACCATGCTGGAAAAAATCATCGAGAAGCTCTCCAAGGGCGAGGAACTGACGCCCGAGGAGAAGGAGTTCTGGACCAAGTACCAGGCCGCGATGGGCCCCAAGCCCGCGGCCGCCCCGAACCGTACCCTACAGCTGGTCGATACGACGCCTCGGGGCGATGTCCGGATGATCAAGAGGTTCTACGGGGCCTCGCCGGACGATGACAACCAGAAGTGGCTGGCCGACGATCCCAAGACTTACACGCCGGCCGAGAAGGAGCTGGTCGGGTTCCTGGACGATGCCTATATCGTCTCCGCAATCACGAAGCGGAATCCCCGTCATCTCAAGATGTGGGATTCTTTCTTTGGCCGTTCCTCGGCCCTGAAGAAGGCGATGGATACGGCCACGGCCACGGAAGGCGCCGAGTGGATCCCGACGCTCCTCAGCGAGAACTTCATCGAGAAGTTCCGCCTCGAGGCCAAAGTCGCCGCCCTGTTCGATGACATCCCCATGCCGCGCAATCCGTTCAAGCTTCCGTACGTCGGCGGCATGAGCGCGGCGAATTTTTACCTGGTCCCCGAGTCGATCAGCGACAGCCCCACGGCGTCGCCCGCCTCGACGATGGCGACCGGTGACCAGACCCTCACGGCCAAGAAGCTCAAGGCCCGCACGTTGTGGTCCGACGAGTTCGACGAGGACTCGATCCTGGCTGTCCTTCCAATCCTCAAGAAGGAGCTGGCGATCGGCGGCGCGGAGGCCATCGAGGACTGCATCATCAACGGCGACACCACGGCCACCCATCAGGACTCGGATGTCACCGAATCGACGGACCGCCGGAAGATCTGGAACGGCTTGCGCGACCAGTGCCCGAGCGGGACCAAGGTCGACCTCGGCACCTTCGCCACGGCCACCCTGCTTTCCATCCTCACGAAGATGGGCAAGTACGCAGTCAACCCGAAGGAACTCGCCTTCATCACCGGGGCGCGGGGCTACAACTACCTCCGCAATCTGACGGAGACGCTGACCGTCGACAAATACGGGGCCCAGGCGACCATCCTCAACGGCGAGCTCGGCAAGCTGGCCGGCATCCCCATCATCATCTCCGAGTCCATCCGCGAGAATTTGAACGCGACTGGCGTTTACGACGGCTCCACCACGGACAATACGGTCATCCTGGTCGTGAACCGGAGGGCCCTCATGCTCGGTACCCGCGGGGCGGTCAAGTTGACGTTCGTTTCCGAGGGCCAGGTCGACCAGAACCAGCTCATCATGAGCTTCCGGAAGGCCCTCGCCTACCGCTGGACCGCGAGTTCCACCGTCACGACCATCGGGCTCGCGTACAACGTGGCCGTCTAAGGCGCATAAGGAGACCATCATCATGCGCGACTATTACAAGAAGACCAAGGAATTCTTCATCGGCGATTTGGCCGGCGACTCCGACGCCATCATCTATCCGTTCTGGACCGTGCCGAATGCCATTCGGATCACGGCGGCCAAGCTCGGGGTCAAGACGGCCGTCGTCAAGGCCGACACCAACTACAACACGGTCACGCTCAAGGGCGGAACCGTGTCCATCGCGTCGATCGCCAACGGCCCGAACAGCGCGGCCGGCACGTCGATCGCGGCCGGTGCTTTCGGCACCATGACCGTCGTCACGGCCGCCGGAGCGAACGAAGTCGCGGCCGACGCGGTCCTCACGCTCGCCACCGTCAAGACCGGAAACGGTCTGGCGATGGTCGGCGTCCGGGTGCAGATCGACTACTACGACATCAACCCCTGAGCATAGGCCGGGGCGAGTGAACGACACGGTCGGGAGGGGGCCCGCTAAAACGGGCTCTCTCCCCGGCCGATTTTCGATGCGAGGTGCGCAATGAGGCTAACTTTCAAAGCCGGCCGATGGCTCGACGAGTACCACGGCAACGGGCTGAACATGAAGCCGGGCGATTCAGTCGAAGTGGCGGACAACGTGGCGGCCAGGCTGCTCGGGGACTTCCCCGAGAATTTCTTCGAGACCCGAATTCCGCTGGCGACCGACATCGCCGCTCCGCCGATGGATCGGCAGATCAAATCGCCGCGAGGGCGCAAGTCCAAGTAGGAGATTCCCATGTCCGTCGCCGCAACCTCCCTCGTCACGCTCGACCAGCTCAAGGCTTACTTCGGGCCCGGCTTCGAGGGGAACCAGAACGACGCACTCCTGGAGCTCCTCATCGACAGCGTGAGCGCTACGTTCGGCGCTCGAATTGATCGGACGCTGGCCAAGGCGACCTACACTTCGCTCAAGCTTGACGGCCCCGATGGCCCCGATCTCATTCTTCCGAATTTCCCCGTCGTCTCCATCACGTCCATCTACGAGGACGAGGTTCTGCTCGTCGAAAACACGGATTATTATGTTGATTACGCGGCCGGCGTCGTCCACAGGATCGGCGGGAATTGGGTCAAGGGCTGGCACGAGATCGTCATCACTTACGTCGCCGGCTACGTCGTCCAGGGCGCGACCCCGGGGACGGGCGAGACGGCACTTCCGGCGGACCTCAAGCTGGCCTGCATGATCCAGGTCGCCCGGGAGTGGAAGAAGACCCAGGGAAGCGAATGGGGGGAGTCGTCCCGGACGTTCCCGGACGGCTCGACCACTCGGATCGAGCGGGGGCTCCTCAAAGAAGTCGAGGAGATCCTCGTCCGCTATTCGAGGTATGGGCTATGACCATCCTCCAGGCCGATTTCTCCGGCGCCATCCGGAAGACGCAGACGCTCTACGGCATCCCGAAGGCGGCCCGAAAGCTCCTCTCGATCTGGGCGGCCGAGACGACGAAGCAGTTGAAGCGCTCGGCGGCCGACCTCCAGAAGAGCGGCAAGGGCCGCAAGACCGGACAGCTGGCCCGGAGCATTTCGTTCGCCGTGGACCTCTCGGGCGAGGAGTACAAGACCTCGGTGGGGACGAACCTCATGGGCTCCGGAGTCTCCTCGAAGTACGCGAGGATCCAGGACGAGGGCGGAGTCACCCACCCGACCGTGACGCCCAAGATGCGCCGCTGGGCCTGGTTCATGTACCGCAAGGAGCAGGGCGTCCAACGCAGGGAGTTGCGGAAGATCCTGCCGGGCCTCTCGAGATCACAGCTCCGAGGGACGGCCAGAATGGGCGCGTCGAAGTATCTCGGCATCGCGCTGACGAAGAAGGCGAAGCTCGACGTCAGGATCCCGGCGACACACTGGTTCTCTCGCGTGATCGACGCCAGGCGCCCGGTGCTTTCGGAGATGATGCTCGACACCGCCATTCTCAAGAAGGCTGAGGAGATGGCCGGGACGGGAGGGAGCGGCGGATGAGCGCCCCCGTGAAGCCTCTCCGCCTCCAGGTCCTCGACCGCATCGTCGAGGTGTTAAAGGCGATAACCGAGGGGGAGTCGTACTGGAAGACGCCCGGGACGATCGTCCGGCGGCACATCGGGGACCGCGAGGCCGTGGCCTTCCCGGTCTACGGGATCTTCGCCGGCGAGGGCAGGGCTCCCGAGGAGATCAACGGCGAGTACACGGAGGAGTTCGAAGTCGTCATCAAGGGCGTCGTCAATTCCCATACGGACCTCGTGGAGGCGATGGAGCACGCCATCGCCGATATCCGCAAGGCCATCGACGGGGACGCCAGGGACAACGCGACCGCGGGGGCGCTGGGGACGCTCACGGTCTACGTGCGCATAGGCACGAGCGCTACCGACGAGGGGGAGAACCTCTCGGCCGGATTCGGATATTTCGAGCAACGGTTCCTGGTCCAGGTGGCCGGGGACCCATTCGGAGCATAGATGTGTTACCAAATCATCGACAGCGGAGAAAAGCCCGCTGGACCCCGGGCCAGAGCGGCCTGGGTGACCCCTAACGGGGTAGGAGGATAAGACCATCGCCACCTATAACAAATTCGAAGGCTTCGTCGGTTATCTCGGCCTGGCCGCGATCAACCTGAACACGGACGTGCTCAAGGTCTATCTCACCAACGCCGCGCCGTCGGCGTCGCTTGACGACGTGAAGACGGACCTGGCGGAGATCACGGCCGAGCACGGCTACCCGGCGGGCGGTTCCGACGTGCAGAACCTCTATTCGGAGGCGACGGGCACGGGGACGCTGACCGCGACCGATGTCATCTGGACGGCCTCGGGGGGCTCGTTCGGGCCGTTCCGCTATGTCGTTCTCTATGACGACACCCACGCGAACGACATCCTCATCGCGTGGTGGGACTACGGCTCTGCCATTACTGTGCTGACGGGCGAGACGTTCACGGTCGATTTTTCGGCCTCGGTCGCAACGATAGCATGAGCATGGAAAAGACATTCGTCGGCGGCGCGGTCAAGGATTGCTGCAAGGTCGCCGCGAACCTGGAGCTTCTGGCCGAGGAGTCGAGAAACGGCCTCACGGTCAAGCGCTGCCGGGTTTGCGGTTGCCGCCATCGGCGGCTCGTGGCTGAGCCGGGTGTTTTCGGCATGACGTTCAGGCCGGGGCCGAGACAGGCATAGGAGGACATCATGGGACTCACAGCCAGGGCATCGGGGACGCTGGAGGTCCTCGCGGCGGCCCCCTTTTCTATCTCGCTTGTTCCGGCGGCTCGTTCTGTTCGTCAGAACGACGCTGTGCAAACTGTTTCGTACCGGGTGATCTTCGATAGAGCGGGCGGGTACGCAGGGCCGGTCTACCTCGAAATCGTCGGGCTCGTCGGGCGCGAGTCGTTCGACGTGAACCCCATTCCGGCGGGTGGGGCCGAGGCCCTGCTCACATTCGACACGGCGGAGATGCCCGTGGGCCTCGTTGAGTTCGATGTCGCGGCCTACGAGGACCCGGCGGACTATCCGGGCGGGTGGCCGCCCGAGTCGGGGGCATGACGCGACGATGATTGACGAGAAAGCCGCCGCCGCAAGGGTCGAGGCCATGCATAGGGCCGGAGCGGAGAACCTTGCCCGGGCGTTGGCGGTCGAACGCTATGTCGCCCGAATTCTCGAATGGCGCGAGTTCGACACGGCCTATAACCCCGAGGTATCGACGCTCCGCGTCCTCTACCGGCTCAAGGGCGAGAACGCGCTCAAGAACATCCTCGGGCTCGTCAAGGACGGCGCGGGCGAGGCCCCGGTCAAGGTGACGAACGGCGTGGCGACACACCTTGCCTTTTCGGGCGGGTTTTCCGTCGTCGTGGCGCGGGCGGAGATGGTGACCTGAGATGCCGACGAATTGGCCGCCCGCAACCGCTCCGGCCTGGCCGCCGCCCGAAATAGGGGTCGGGCCGGGGGCAGGGCTGGAGTGTTCAGACCTGCGGACGCTTGTGGAGGCGCTCCTTGC